TGCACGAAGTGGGCGCCGCGGTGGACGAAGGGCTGGAAGACCCTGTCCACGTCCTGCTGGCGCTTCAGGAGCTTGGCCTCGGCGCGCTGCTCGCCCTCGCGCAGGGCCTCCTCGCGCACCGCCTTCAACTCGACCACGTTGACCGGCGCCGTCGCGGCGTCGGCCCGGGTCGCGGACTCCGGCACCTTCGCCGGCTTTTTCTCGGTCGTGTCTGCCATGGTCGTGTCCTCGCTTTCGGATCGGTTGATACCCACGGTATGATCAGCCGGAACGCTGACCACGCTCGCCTCGAAGGGCGTCCATCTGACGGCGCGAATCGTGTCGCTCCCGTCCTCCTCTTCCCATTTGTCGATCCGGTAGCCGATGCTGATCGACTTCAGGAAGTCTTCGCGCACGTCGTTCCAGATCTCGTTGGCGCGGGTGTTCTTGGAAAATCGGAGGGTGCCGCGCAGCCGGTCGCCGTCGAGGCGCACGTCCTCGACCAAGCCGATCGGCTGGTCCTGATCGTGCCCGAAGAGCAGCGGCAGCCCGTCGGCCGCCCGGGTCAGGTCGACCGCCTCCTCGCTATGCACCAGGATCTCGCTGCCGAAGAAGCGCTTGATCTCGATCTCGCTGGAGAGCGAAGCCGGCACCGTGCGCTTCTCCTCGTCGAGGGCGCGCCGGTCCAGCGTCATCTCGCGCCGGAACACCTGGCCCCGGATCTGCTGCGTTTCCATGTCGTCTCTCCTGTCAGCGCCGCTCGAGCGCGACGGCGCGCGGCGATTCGTGGCGGGCCTCGCGGCGCAGGCTGGCGGCCATCTCGCGCGCCATGGCGTCGGAGATCGTGATATAGCGGTCGGTCTCGCCGATCGCGCCGGACTCGGCCGCCACGCTGGGCGCGCCGAGCCGCTCGGGCGCTCCCGGCCGCCGGTCCCGCTCGGGCCAGCGCCCGCGGCGCGGCGCGGTTTCCAGGATCTCGGCGATCCGCTCGAGGGTCAGGGTCACGAGCGCACGGTCCTGTTGGCGCCCTTGACCTGGTTCAGGCGGCGCTGGGTCTCGCGCATGCGCTCGCGAACCTTTCTAAGCGGCCGCGGCGTCTGCTCCGCCAGTAGATCCGGCTCCGGCTCCGGCTCCGGACTCGTCATCGTCTCCGGCGCCGTCGTCGTCAGCGTCTCCGCCGTCTCCTCCGTTTCCGTTTCCGTTTCCGGCTGGGGCTGGGGCGGGCTGCTGGAGCCCCAGCTCGCGGTCGCGCTCTCGCTCTTGGACGATTTGCTTTTCGACGACATCGGGATCGCCTCCTCTCTCTCTGATGATCTGGGTCCGGGACTTGAAGCGGTTCTCGACCTTCATGGCGTCGGCCGTGACTTCCTTCTGCGGGTCGATCCAGGGCATACCCGGGGCGTGCATCTCGGCGTCGAAGACGGTCTCCATGTCGACGCCGCGGCCGAGGCGCAGCAGCCCGGCGGCGAGCGCCGCACTCACGAACTCCACATAGATCCGACGGACCCAGACCTCGATGAAGTAGTCCTGTAGGCGGCCGTAGGCGGGCTGCTGCTCGACCAGCTCCTGGCGCTGGGCCGAATAGGTGCCGTTGTAGTCCTTGGAGATCGAGCTGTAGCTGGTGCTGGTGCCGGCGGCGACGCCGCGCTGCTGGCCCTTGATGAAGGCGTCCAGGTTCTGGTTCGGCCGGTCGCTCTTGATCATGCCGACGTCCTCGCCCTCGGCCAGCCCGTCGAAGATCATCCCCGCCTGCATCTCGAAGGTACGGTCGTCGGTCGGGTTCTGGCCGGTGAAGTTGTCGCCCTTCTTGATGAAGGAGGTCATGCTGGCGGCGATCCGCGCCGCGATCCGCTCGGACTCCTCGTAGTCCTTGATGTCGTCGAGCCTGCGGACGACGCCATGGAAGACCGAGACGCCCCGGGTCTGGGAGAAGCGCTTGACGAGCTTCAGGTGGATGATGTCCTCGGCCCTGGCGAAGCGCAGGTCGCCGCTGCGCGCCGTCACGACCGGGATCGAGAGATTGCCCGGGTGGGTCTTGTAAAGCCAGTATCCGATCGGCCGGCCCCAGCCGTCTTTCTCGACGCCCTGGATCACCCGGTCGCGGCCGGTCACCGCATCGAAGGGCAGCAGGTCCGGCTCGATCAGCTCGAAGCTGTAGGGCACCTCGGAGAAGTGCCTGACGCGGGAGCCGCGGACGTGCTGGGTGAGCATCTCGCCGTCGCGGAACCACGACCGGCAGGAGAGCCGCTGGGCCTCGCCGAGGGGCAGCTCGCCGGTCACCTCCGGGCGGGTGCTCCACTTCTCGTGCAGCTTGCGGATCTGGTCGTTGACCTTCGCCGCCGGCTTGCCGCCTGTTGTCATCACCATGGGCTCGGTCGTGATCCCGGTTCCGACCACGTTGTTCACCAGCACGTCGAGCACACCGATCGAGAGATCGTGGTTCTCGTCGAGATAGCGGCCCCACATGCGGATCTTGTTGCCGGCCTGCTGCATCACCGAATCGCCGGAGCGGGTATCGGTCGGCCTGCTTCGATAGTCCGTGTTCTTGGCGGCGTCGTAGACGCGCTTGGCGTGCTCGAGGCGGATCCGCGCCTTCAAGCGCGCCAGGGCCAGGCCCGGGAAGTGGCGCTCTAGGAGTCCGGTCATCGTCTGGTCGACCATTTCGCGGTTTTCACCCCCGGGTTCGTGGCGCCCGCCGCCTCGGCGGCCAGCGCGTTCACCACGCCCTGCCAGTAGCTGAGCCGTTCCTTGACCTCTTCGGGCTTGACCCGCTTCAGGTCGCGCCCGTCCGGCAGCGTGTATTCCTGGTTCCGCGTCAGCGCGAGGTCGGCCGCGAGCCAGGCGTCCCGGTGGGCCTCGGCGGTCGCGAGGGTGACGGCGGCCATCAGAGGCCGCGCCGCAGAAAGGAGCTTTGGCGCCGCGGCGGCGGCATCCGGGTCTGCGCGGCCGGCGCCAGGGCCCGGGCGCCGTCGTCGACGCTGGCCCAGGCCGGGCGCCGCGACCAGTCGCGCACCCGCTCGGGCCGCAGGCGCATCCGCGCCAGCTCGGCATAGACCTCGAGGTCCCAGCTTTCGTTGGGCCCGCGACGCTGCCAGCGGCCCTTTACCCGGATCTCGCCGCAAAGCTCCTCGAAGTAGCGCTCCGGGGTGTCGACCGGATAGTGCAGGAAGCCGGGGCCCGCCTCCTCGCGGCGCAGGCGGTTGTCGATCGTGTTCTTGAGCTCATGCACCCCGATGACGAACATCTTCGAGGAGCCCGGCATCTTCCGCCCCCTGTCGTCGAGCTCAAAGGTCGGGCCCGGCAGGGCGCGGGCGGTCAAGGACGCGGCGCCCTTGACGAGCGTGATGCGCCAGTCGGGCACTCCCGCCTTGCGGGCGCGGCGCCAGAAGGCCTTGGCGTTGGCCGTGACATCCTCGTGGCCGCCGGTGTCGATCGCAGTATTGGCGACCGGCAGCAGCAGGCCCGGGTTGTCGGCCATGGGATAGCTGCGGCGCACTACCTGGTCGAGCAGCAGATCCCATTGCTCCGGGTGGCGCGACGGCCGGACGTCGGTGCGGCCGTCCGGCATGGTACGGATCGCGTAGCGGTCGACCAGCCAGGATTCGGTCGTCTCGTTCCAGCCGCGCACCAGCACCTCAAAGCGGTCGTTCTGGATATCGACCGAGGCGGTCAGGAAGCGAACCTCGGCCGGCACGGTGCCGAGCTCATAGGCGCCGCGGCGGGCGTCCAGCGCCTCGGGCTCAAGCGGCGCGGCGCCGTCATGCCGCGGCTTGTAGGGCACGCCGAGATCCGTGTTGAAGAAGGTCTTGAGATCGTTCTCCTCGCCGGTGCGCTCGAAGTGCGCCTGCGCGGCCAGGAACTTCTCGGCCAGCTCGCCCAAAGGCTGGAAGGGCGAGGCCAGGCCGGTCAGCCAGTAGCTGGCGACCCGGGTCTTGGGCGGCGTGCCGCTGCGCTCGCCCTTGGCCGAGATCGTGACGCCCAGCGGCAGCCAGACGGCTTCGCGCAGCATCGCCGGCTTGTTGCGCTCGGTGATCCGCGCCGCGCAGCAGGGGCACTCGAGATAAGCCGTCTCGCGCGCCTCGGCCGGCGTGCCGGCGTTCGGGTCCCAGCGCAGGTCGCCCAGGCGCCCCGGGGCCTCGGTCAGGTCCGGCTTGCGCTCTGCGGTGAAGCCGGGCGCCCAGAACTCGCCGCAGTCCGGGCAGGGCCAGTTGAGCAGGCACTGGTCGCCGGCCGGCCAGTGCGCGATGATCCCGGTCCCGTCGATCCTGGACGGGCTCGAGGTGCAGACCAGCGCACCGTTGCGGCCGAAGGTCTGCTTGCGCTTGCGGCCCAGCGCGATCGGGTCGCCCTCCCCGCCGATATCGTCGGCCATGCGGTCGCGCTCGTCGATCAGCACCAGCTGCACCGGCCGCGACGAGAGCTGCGCCGGCGAGGGCCAGGAGACGGTCAGCGTGAAGCCGTTCTTGAAGCGCTTGGTCATCACGTTGTCGTCGGACTTGGCGGGGCCGAGCTCGCTCTCGAGGTCCGGGCTCGGCCGCAGGAACTTGTTCGTGATCCGGCGCACCGCGAAGTCCTCGGCCAGGTCCTTGGTCGGCTGGAAGAGCAGCGCCTCGGCCGGCCGGTACTTGATGCCGTGGCCGCAGATGTTCAGGTGGATCTCGGTCTTCGCGGTCTGCGACGGCGCGATCGCGAAGAGCTCGTCGGTGTCGCGCTGCAGCGCCCGGTCCATCAGCTCGGCGAGATAGGGCGTCTTCTCGTTGCGCCAGGGCCCGACGTAGGCGCCCGGGTTGTTTAGACGCCGGTGGCGCGCGGCCGCCTCCGAGACCCGGATCCGGCTGGGCGGACGCAGAGCCTCGGCGGCGCGGCGCCGGACCTCGGCGCCGCTGCGGAAGGGCGGTAGTGGGGTGCTACGCAGCGGTATCATGCTCGACCGGCTCCAGGTCGCGGATCGCGTCCGCGGCGTCGCTCAGGACGTCTTCGATCAGCTCGCGCATGGTCTCGATCTGCTGCTCCTCGAGGCCGAGCTCGGCGCCCAGGTGGTCGGGCAGCGCGAGCAGGCGGTTGGAGAGAAGGCTGAAGGCCTGGGCCATCTCCATGGCCGTGTCCTCGAAGGACACGAGCTCGTGGCGAAACTGGGCCAGCTTGACCTTGGAGACCTCGGCCTGCAGCGCCGCGGCGCGGGCCTTGGGCGTCAGGACCTGGCCGTCGGCGCCGGCCTCGGGCAGCATGTCGTCGCCGATCAGCTCGAGCCGGAGCTGCGCCTCCTCCTCGGCCGCGGCGGCGGCGAGCGCCGAGGACGCTTCGTCCTGGTCGCGGCGCCAGAGCGTGACGGCGCGCAGGTCGAGCTCATAGCGGACGCCGTTGCCGCCCTGCTTGACCACCGGGCAGCCGGCCGCCATCCAGCGCTTGACGGTCTGCACCGACACGTCGAAGTAAGCCGCCGTTTCCTCGAGCCCGCGCACGACCGGCGCCTGCTGGTCCACTGGCACCTCCGAAGAACAACAACAGAAACAAGAACCGGACGGGGCGACGCCGCAGAAAAACCCCCAACTTTCGCGCTGTCGCTC